CTTTAATACCAATATAAACAACTAATACCTTGAAAAATAATCAGATCACCGTATTATCAATACGATATTTAACCCCCAGTAAGCACACAAACAATTAACACTCACAAGCCCTGTACGGGCTTGCAATAACCAAATGAGGGTAACACCCTTGTAAACAAGCAAAACGCCTCCTAGGGGCATTAGAAGCCCTTAATAGGGCATTACAGAGATATGTTAGAATTAAACCCAACAATAGAATTTAAAGTAAGCGATGCCACGGAATCGAGAATGTGCTCAGTTAAAGAATCACAAATGAGTGCAGTAAGATGTATGGAAGGATTAAGAGAAAAGATGGAAATGTATATGAAGGCGGGCGATGTATTGAATCACACAAAACGAGGTCGATCTACAGTTGAGGATACTAAAATAGCTAGGGAAAAGTCTTTAAGTATATGGAAGCAAGGAGGTTGCACTATGGCAGAGGCGGCAAGGAAAGGCGGAGCAGATGTGGGGAGCTTTCGTAAGTGGCTAATTAAAGAGGGGCACCATACCACAAGGCCATACTCCAGTAAGTAAGTGACTTGCTATAAGATAGCCTATACCAGGCGAGATATGCCCACTAGGTGCGAGGCCATAAAGCACGCACATACAGAAGAAGAAGCCTTAAAACATCTGACTACTGGCAACAGTAAAAAAGGCTATAAGCTCAAGCGTAGCGGTGTATCTATCGAGGTGCTAGCCATCAAGGAAATGAAAAAGACTTGACAAACAATTTATAATTACTACCAGTTTTTCATATATCCGTGTTGAGGCGGTGTGTTTGGTTATTTAAGCTCCTCCTACTCAACTAGGGGGAGTTTTTATTTTACAGTATATCGGAGCAAGCGGCCTCACAGGTTAGCCTAAGTCTGAGTAAGTGGTTGCATAGTTTGAAAGAGACCCGACTATGCGTAAAGGGTTTACAGTAATGTAGGAACGGCCACGGCTAGCGTAATACAGGACTTACCACACGCGACGATCCGAGGCACTATCGAGGGCGGGGACACTCATAATTTGAGGCTCTACTTAGCATAGGTTTGACCAGTAATGGGGAACCTATGCTCAAACAGGGAGCATCTCTAATTTGAATGAGGCATAAAAAACATTGACCTTACAATTATTTAATCCGATATATACTATTATATGAATAAAAAAACTGATGTAAAAACTGCTCTACTGGATGTAGAAATAATACTGTATAGGCATTCCGCTAAAGCGGAAGCTGAAGGAACAAGTTTACGGGTATTAAAATCTATGTGCATACAAGCCATCGATCAATGTGTGATCGGATGCAAGGCCTCTGATTTTTATCTCATAGTATCCGGTCGTGATAACTTTCGTAAAACACTTCATCCCAGTTATAAAGGTAATCGTGGAGACAAGCCGCCACTATACAAGCCCCTAAGTAAGGCCATAGAAGAACTGTATTCAAACAGGTGGTACCAGCACGACCAGTTAGAAGCTGATGATTTACTGGGTATAATGGCTACCAATGATAAGATTAATAATCCTATTATATGTAGCATAGATAAAGATATGTTGTCTGTTCCTGGGTGGCATTACAACTGGGACAAGGATGATTGGCCTGCCTATGTGAGCCAAGAAGAAGCTGATTATAATTGGCTAGTGCAGCTACTGATGGGAGACAGTACCGATTGCATCGAGGGGATGAAGGGTATTGGCAAAGTAAAAGCAGAGAAACTAATTGAGAAGTATGCAGACCCTACACTAAGTGTTCCAGAGCAAGCTAAAAATATTTACGAAAAAGAAAATTATTCTCTTGACCAGTATTATAACTGTTTAAATACTGCGACCATCTGGAGGAAACCTTTACCAGAGGAACTACTAGAAAACGAACTAATCACAGAGATAGTTAAAACCATACCAACACTAGAATAATGGACATAAAACAAGACAACATAGAACGCATACAAACACAGATAGATATGATAAGACAGGAGTCACGCACCCTATCCTATCGTATCGAGAGGATGACAGAGCAACGCAAAGCTCTTAGCCAAGAGAAAAACAGACTCAAAGATAGACTTGAAGCTGTTAATGCAATACCTACTAAAGAACTTATTGAAGGAACTAATGAAGCTCTCTCTAGCCTAACAATCAGAACATAAACCAAATAATAATATGACAATAGAAGTTCACACCGCAGAGATAGATCCGCACACAGAAGTTTTTGCATTAGACGTAGACGATGCATCATTACAACGCCTACAGTATGGAGAGGTCGGCAGCCCTTATCCCTATGTTAAGGTAGCCGATGTTGCCAAGGCCTTACAACCAAAGCCACCACGCAAGGATAGTGACCTACTAGATTTGATAGATAAGAAGGGGTACACCTACACTTTCTTTGCTTCTGTAGGAGAGGTTACTAGGGGCAAACACAGATGCGTAGCCATCTATTCCCCTACTGGTCAGCAACTTACAGGAGTTGCAGAAGGATTTGAAAATGTAAGGGACGCTCTAGGTTATGTCTTAGACATGGAGGAAACTAAATAGTATGAAGCTATTTATGGACGGCTTCGATGAGTGCATCGCAGGCATTGTACAAAGATATGGTCAACCCACTCTCGTATGCTACGACAAGGAGAAAGTCTTGGAGCAGTTGATGGATGACGGAATGACCTATGAAGAAGCCGTAGAGTATTTTGAGTTTAATCAGATAGGAGCATGGATGGGAGACAACACTCCCTGTTTCATCTCTCCTTTCGACGAAGAAGAAATAGATTGGGAGTAGAAAAACCATACAACTCTGGTCAATGGACTAAGGCTCGTTACAGGAGCTTTATTATGTCGGCTTTGCGTCGAGCCCAATGGCCAGTCAAGTATGAATCTATTCGCTCTGCCTTTGTGCGTGATGGTGTGAACCCCGCAAGCGGGCGCAAGTGTAAGCTGCACAAGTGTTCCGTTTGCGGGGAACTATTTCCCGCCAAAGATATGAGAGCAGATCACATTGATCCCATCGTACCTGTCACAGGCTTTGATAACTGGGACGCACTTATTAACAGACTGTTCTGCGAGATAGACGGGTTCCAGGCTATCTGTGTTGACTGCCACGCAGTTAAGACCAAAGCCGAAAACGCAGAGCGTAAGAAAAATAAACTTGAACAATGAAAGTGCAATCAATACCTTCGGTTGAAGCAAGACCTTGGATTTTAAATCGACATTATGCTAAAAGAATGTGTCCAATATCTTACGCCTTTGGTATATATGAAGAAGAAAATATGATAGGAGTAGTAACTTATGGGACTCCTCTCAGTTCAACTTTGAGAGATGGAGTATGCGGAAAAGAGTGGTCAAAAAATGTGTTGGAGCTAAACAGGTTGTGCTGCGATAATAAGAAAAATGTAGCCAGTATGTTGGTTGGGCGTTCCCTTAATATGTTACCAAAACCTAGCATAATTGTCAGTTACGCTGACCAAGGCCAGGGTCATGTAGGATATGTATACCAAGCAACAAATTTTATATATACAGGCCTTTCAGCAAAGTTTAAAGACCCAATGGTTAAGGGAATGGAGCATAAGCACCACACGACTATAGGGGATGAAGGAAGAGGCCATGCTTCTCGCGTCGAATATCTTCGTGAAAAATATGGATCGGAGAATGTTTATTATGTTGAACGAGCAAGAAAACATAGATACATTTTTTTACTAGGTAGTAAGACTGACAAATGGAAGATGAGAAAGGCCATGAAATACAAAGAAGAAGAGTATCCCAAAGGAAAAAGCAAGAATTATGACGTTTCTTCTGTACAGACTCAATCAGTTTTATTTATATAATTCAAAGAAAATGCAGAGCGTAAAAAAAATAAAGAAAATGCTTGATTATTTATTCATATTCCTTGAAGATCAACTCACACATATAACCAATAACATTATGTCAAGAACAAAACCAAGATCATCGGGGTCATCGAACCCTGCCACTAAGTTCCTTCAATGGAACACACAAGCTTCCGCATGGGAGTTTTACGATAAAGAAGCGCAAGAGTCCAAGACTCTACCACAAGACACAGGTTTCATTGTCCTAGACCAACTCAACACCTGTAAGGGTTGGGACGATAGAAAGAACAGTGCCATTTGGTCTAACGAAGTGTATACTGTCGGAGATAAACTTACTCTGCGCAACAAGGACGGGATCGTTGCCACTGGCACTTGGTCTGAAGTAAAGAATGTGCATGGCGTCAAGTTCACCAAGTCTGTCTACGCTATGGCCAAGGTTGGCGAAGGCTACGAGTTAGTTAACTTTCAACTCAAGGGCTGTGCTCTTACAGCTTGGATTGAGTTCCAAGATAAGGTAGGTGGTTCCAACCAGTTAGAAGGTGATATAGTTGTAGCAGTTACTGAAGCGGTTGAAGATCGCAAGGGTGCTGTAAGTTATAACAGACCAGTATTTAATGTTGTATCCAACGCGCTATCCGATGTGGCTGCCCTCCAAGCAGACAAGATGGATGGTACGCTCCAAGAGTATCTATCCTCCTATCTCAAGTCAGAGAAGCCCACAGAGGAAGAGAAAGAGAGTGAGCCAGAAGTTGTTTACTCTGAGCCCGCCATTGTAGCCGACCCCTTCTAGGCATACCCCTCAGCCCTTCCCCTTCGGGGGTGGGGCTTTTTGCCATTATAACATAATATGTTTCCACAAGACGCAGAAGAACGAAAGACCTATCCAGTAGCAACCTTTATCAAGGACTACTTTCCTAACGCTATAGCGCAGTTAGCCCACCACAGCTACAAGACTCAACAACAGCATGGCACTCCATCAAATGGTAAGCCTATGCAATGGCACAAAGAGAAGTCTGTTGGGGACGAGAACCAACTCATGAGACACTTCATGGAGGGTGATCTACACAGCACAGCCTGGAGAGCATTAGAACTACTTGAGAGAGAAATAACCAAAACAGAGACATGAAAGAATTAGATTACATAGATCACTTCCGCATCATAATGAAACCCCGCAAGGATTTCTTGACACAGATAATAAAAGCACTAGAGCCAATGAATGGACTGACCAGTAGGGAAGAGGAGCAGGAAACAATTATACAGAGTGCTGAAAAGATTTTAAACGAAATACACGACGTGTACACACAAGAACAACACTTATTGAAGGCTAAGTTTTATTCTGAAGCTAGGCAAACTGTTGGTAGGGGCATACTTTCAGGACTAATTAAACAGTAATGGATCAACCTCACAGCCTAGAAGCAGAGGAGTCCTTGCTTGCCTGTTGTCTACTGGACAACCCTTCCTATGATAGCATTACTAACTTGGTGTGTGCTGACGATTTCTACAGCAACTCCAATAAGATAATTTTCAAGGCCATATCAAAGCTATGCTCTGCGGGTGAACAGTTTTCTGAGATAGAATTAGACGAGTTTCTAAAGCGTGAGGGGACAGATCAAGAGGTAGGTGGACTGGGTGCTATAATGCACATACAAAGGCAGGCTAGTAGTTCCTTGCAGATAGCGAGTTATGCCAAGATTATAAAAGAGAAGTCTAAGCTACGTCAGATTATACGCACTTCACGCATAGCCATAGAGTCAGCCAGAGAGAACCAAGACCCTGACGTAATTATTGCAGACATTGAAAGAGCCGTTACTGCTACCCTAGACAATAACTCAACCGATCCATCTATACGCGTAGCAGCTGAGTCCCTACGCGAGGACTTCAAAAAGATGGCGGAGGGTACATACGAAACCTTTGCTCTGCCTACAAGAATCAAACAACTAGATGAGAAGCTTAGTGCGGGTGGTGTAGCTAACGGAGAGGTTATGGTTGTTGCTGCTCCTACGTCCTGCGGCAAGACCTGTATAGCTTTGAACGTAGCCTTACAGAATGGTGTAACTCACAACAAGCCCGGTCTATACTTCTCTTTCGAGATGCAAGCCAAGAGTCTGGCAAAGCGTATGATACAGACCTGCTCTGCCGTGAACCTCAACCAGTTTCAAGATGGTGTACTAGCCCCAGACAAACAGAAGCGTGTATGGGATGCTACCGATAGAGTAGAGAAAGCCCCTATTTTCACAGAACACTATGTACGCAACGTAGACGAGCTACGCTCACGCGCTCGTATGTACAAGCGTAAGCACAAGATTGAATGGATTGTTATAGACTACCTACAGCTAGTTCCTTGGAATACTAAGCTCAAGAAGCACGA